GTATCTGCCGTCAGAGGAAAATATGTATTATCTTGTTGATCCCTCGGTGTTAAATCAAGAAGTGTTGTAATATCACCTGCGGGTCTCTTGAAGGAGGCCATTCACCCTTTCTAATTAGCATATAAAAGCGATAGTCGCGAGTTTTCCGCTACCATTGTAGCCCACGTTTCCACAAAGCATCGGAGTTCTGTATTACCTGGTGTTGCCTGGAGCTCAATATAGAAAGATGGACGATCTGCCGTCGTCATGTTTATAGTGCCATCGGGTTGTCTAACTTCTCTACGATTCCGAATATCTCCCAGAGTCCAATCCATGATGGCAAGTTCGAGTCCAGGATCTCTCTCTGACTTTGCATGTGTCACCAGATCACGCCATACAAGAGACGAAAAGAGAGATTCACGATCTCTGCCTGCAACCAGGAGTTTCAGATTTCCATAGAAACTCGGTGTCGGTGTATTGGACAGGTTCCAGAGTTGATTTTTCTGTAGAGAGGCAGCAGAACGAAAGAAAGAAACAATTCTGGAGGTCGGGTGAACACCATCAAGACGACGCGTAATTGCAGCTGTTCCTCCTCTCGAAATCGGTGCATAGTCGTTTTGACTCTGTGTAAAGACATTCTCATAGATACGTTCAAAGGCTATCTCTTGTTTGCCCTTTTTCATAGCCTGTTGTGTTTCACCGCCCATATAGACATGGCGTGTTTGAAGTATAAGAGTTGGTGTTCCTATAGATACACGATCAAGAGATGTAAATGGCTGGGGGCTTGATGATGCAGACGTCTGAACCTGGAGTTTCATGGACCACGGTTTCGGCTTGACCTGGCCATCCGATGACTCCACAAGATCTTCCAGCTTTCTCAGAAAACAACGAAGACGATACGACTGCTGGGGCGTTGAATAAGCAGGAAATCCTCCATCCTCGGAGTTCTGACATCCAAAAATCGGAAGTTGGAGTCTGAGTCGCCCAGGAGTTGCATTTCTTCCTATGGCGATAGGACTATCTTCACGAATTCCTGTTTGTTTCGCCTCCAGGAAAGCAGAGTTTAGAGTTCCTCGTGTTCTGCTGCAGGCCCACAAAGCATCTCCACTGAACTCCTGAATCAGAATGTTATCCTGAAGAAAGTGAATCTTCTCAAACAGAAAATATCCAATTCCATTTGTATATCCATAGCTGTTACCTGAAAGATCCGTTACAACACCCTTGATATTGGAAGGAAGCCATGACGGAAGATCAATTAGAAGAGTCGGCTCGATAAATGCGTCACCTGCCATCTCAATCTGAAATTCACAGCTTCGTCCAAAGTCGGGTGTATTTAAAGGCGGCATCTGTCGAAGCTCATGAATGTGAGGAGGTGTGGGTCCATAGCGATTATCAAACAGATTTTTGGCTTCTTTTGTATCCTCAATGAAATAGACATCTTTATTTCCTCGAGCTACAAGCTCGTATAAAGATCCTTCTATGTTGAAACTCATACTACACTAGTTAGTTATTTCCTTACCTTTAAAACAATCGTGGCGGCTTTCTCTGCCTCTGTCGGTAATGTAAGATCTGCATCTCGATCGAGCCACGTAAACTCAACAAGACCCTTAAACGCCGTGCCATTCTTAATCCACTCATTCATGTGATCACGAATTGTATTATACCCTGGCTCTCTCTCATCAAGACCAAGCTCCTTGAGCTTCTTTATAAGAGTGATAGATTCCTTTACTCGTTCTGATGTGGGCTTTTCTGCCATTCTAGATTCTAGTAGAAAGATTCTTTAACTCAACTAAATGGACCTTGTGCCGAGCCACAGGTGCTATTAAATTGCTTTCCTTGATAGAATAACTGTCTGTCCTGGTAATTCGTGAAATTCAAGATAATGCTGCTGGGCAAAGAAGCACAGGTGCTTATATTTACCGTCGGTTGTGTGACACTGAGTTTTGTCTTAATATAATTAAAGGCCGTGCGGCTTTGTAATTTGCGGATGATGTCGCTGGCGTCCATTCTAACCATAGACCCTAAAGAATGAAATCTACAAAAACAGAGAAATGTGCGGAATCTGGTATTGCCTGGGGAAAATCACACCTATGTATCATCCTGGAACATGGATAAAGACTCTATCAGCAAGAGGACCGGAAAGCATGGAAATCAAGGAACTCTTTTCATCGACAATGGGATTCACACGTCTCGCAATCAATGGCCTCAATGAAGAAGGTATGCAGCCTTTTTTAAAGGGTTCTATTCGCTGGATGTGCAATGGTGAGATTTACAACTGGCGAGACATTGCTGTCTCAGAGAATAAGTCTGGATCCGATTGTGAGATTCTCGGTGACCTCTATCTCCAGTTTCAGGATAACCTAGCGTCATTCTTTCGGTCACTTGACGGTGTCTTTGCAATTGTCATTGTTGATGAGGCCAGAGGACGCGTTGTTGTCGGCCGTGACCCGTATGGTGTTCGTCCCTTGTATATCGGCACAAAGAATCAGTATACAGTGCTCGGTGATGGACTCTTTCGCTGTGATCCTTCTCACATTGTCTTTGGAAGTGAAGTCAAGTCTCTTGTTCCCTTTTGTGACACTGTTGCTGCCTTTCCTCCTGGCAGCTTTCAGGTCTGGGATATGTTTACTAAAAAGATGGTCTATACTGAGAAGTATCACACGGTGCCATGGCTTACAAACCCGCTCTATACGTCTGTAAATCCTTGTGGACTTGATATGGCCTGTATGTCCCTGCGGTTCGCTTTAGAGGAGGCTGTGAGAAAGCGTATGTTAATGGAACGGCCTGTTGCGGCTCTTCTCAGCGGCGGAATCGATAGTAGTTTAATTGCATCCCTTGTCCAGAAATCACTCAGTGAGGCTGGAAAACCGCCTCTCAAGACATTTAGTATCGGGATGCAGGGCTCAACTGATCTGAAGTATGCGAGAAAGGTGGCTGACTGGATCGGCAGCAATCACACAGAAGTCTGCTTGACGGCAGATGACTTCTTTAAGGCGATTAGCGATGTGATCTATGCAACTGAGACATTTGACACCACTACAGTTCGTGCATCTGTCGGAAACTGGCTGGTCTCAAAAAAGATTCGCGAGTTGTCAGATTGCAAGGTTGTCTTTAATGGCGATGGATCCGATGAAGTCTTTGGATCCTATTTGTATTTTTACAAGGCACCGAGCGATCGTGCATTTGAGGAGGAAGTTACACGTCTGCTGACTGATATCCACATGTTCGATGTGCAGAGAAGTGATCGGAGTATCAGCAGTCACGGACTTGAGCCGCGGACACCCTTTCTTGATAAGCAGTTTGTAGGAGTCGCTCGTTCGATTGCGACGGAATGGCGGCGGCCCGTAAAAGGCAAACAGGTTGAAAAGTGGATTCTAAGAAGGGCTTTTGATGATGGAGCTACCTTACCTCATGATGTTCTGTGGCGTCGAAAGGAAGCCTTTAGTGACGGTGTCAGCAGCAGTGAAAAATCATGGTATGAAGAAATTCAGGGGCGGGTTGCGTCATTAATCACGGAAGATAAGCTTTCCGCTGCGGCTTTGAAGTATCCTATTCTCACACCCAAGACAGCCGAGCAGTATTATTATCGGTATTTGTATGAAATGCACTTTGGAAAGGTAACAACTGTTCCGTATTTCTGGATGCCTAGTTGGAGTCCCGAGGCAACAGATCCGAGTGCAAGGACTCTAGGATCTTTATATGAGACAGAGTAGCAATTGTAAACATTGAAAACCCAATACAGAGAGTAGTAGGATTTTCAAATATAATTCCAATAATCACTTGAAAGATTCCAGTGATGATTGAAAGACGAATAAAGTTAAAGATATTCATTTTTGTGAGCCGAATGAAGGGTTGTTTCAGTTCAATTTTTTAAAACCTATCCTCGATCCATGTATCCCACGGAACAGGCTCAGAAGCATCCCAGTGTTCCGCCCGATCAATGTGGAGCTGTCTGCGTCTATTCAAAACTGTAATATCTGCGTGAGTTACAGTATACTCCTCAAGAGTTCTGAGAACATGGGCGATCTGCTTTCCTGTGAGCTTACCACAGGTGTAAATGTCCATTTGAAGAAGGCACTGGCTTTGCTTGTTGTTCAGAATTCGAACATCAGGATTCTTCCAGAAATGCAGGGCAATGTGAGATGTCTGAATCGGAGCAATCCCTGTCAAACCCTCATTATAATGAGGATTCGTGACGTAATATGTCTGAACAGGAGCTAGAGATGTCATGTCAATATCCTTGATGAGCTGGTGGATTTTGCGTTCCATTGCAGCCTTATCATCAGCAGAAGGACAAGTTGCCGTTTCGGCCCTGAGCAACATATGGTGATGTTGAATCTTTTCCTTTCCATTATTCTTTTTGTTGTTCTTGCGTGTGTTCATTCCTACAAATACTCAACGAATTCTGGTTTGACAAGAACCATTATGAAAACAAAGGCGATCATTGTTAAAAAGATTCCAAGACGCATAAGTAGCGACTCTTTTACAAGATATCCAATGATTGTCTCGGAAAGGCCCCAAATACCGACCCACCAGACTACCGTAATGAGAGAATATCCGAGTGATCTATATCTTTGGGACAAGGGTATATGAGGAGTTTCCATCTATACTAGGTGTAAATTTGAAACTCGACGAGAGTTCTTGGGTAAGCACAAAAATGGCTACATGCCAAGCACGCCGATGTAAAGAAGGTGCAAAATACAAGATTGATTTGAATGGAACACAGGGTTCTTTCCATATCGAACTTAGCTGCGAGGAAACATGTCTGCCTGGAAAGCGTGTCTGCAAGGAATGTTCTGTCCATCAACAGCAGGGTAAACACAAGAATCAATCAAAGTCCTGGCAGGGCTTCATCGGTGAAGAGTTTCCTGAATGGAGTCGAATTGTCGGTTCGGCCAAATATCTAGTGAAACTAAAGGAACGAGGCTTACCCATTCCAGAGGATATGGGTCGGCCTAAGAAAGTTGTTGATGCTACGGAAGCTGAGCCAAAACCCGTAAAAGAAAAGAAACCACGTGTCAAGAAGGCCATCAAGATTAAAGATGAGGTTGTGGAGCCTGTTGCTGTTGCTCCTGTTCCTGCACCTGTTCCTGCCCCTGCCGTCCAAACAAAGGCCATTGAATCAACACAGTCAGCAGTGCATGACGTAGAGGTGCACGTCATCAAGGTGCGTAAAATCGATATTAATGGACACAGTTACTTTCTGAACTCAAGTAAATACAAGGTGTATAAGATCGGTTCAGATAAAAAGCCTGGAGCCTATCATGGACGCTGGAATCCTGAAAAAGAGGAGATTGACACAAGCTTTCCTGATTCCGATCGTGAAATCTAAACTCTAGGCACTAAGTAAGAAGATGGAGATTCGAACAGATGTTCCATTGCATCCGTTTTTATTTGTAGGATGCTGGAATAATCCAGCGACACGTGACTACGAACGCGTCTTTGAAAGAATACGTGCAGATCCTATTACAACACTGATTCTAGGTGGCGATAATATCTATCCTTTCAAAGATGAACATGGAAATAAACGGTATAATGTGGACGAAGTTGAGAGAGGATTTGAAATTATAAAACAAGGGAAGAGCCTTGTGTATACTGCTATAGGAAATCACAATGTAACAAATCCTGATGTTTTAAAAAAAGAGAAGGAATTATATGATCTTACGAGCACATACTACTGTGTCCATTTTTCTGATGGCTTCAGTCTCATTTTTCTGGATACAATGTTACTTATTAATGAAGATGATGAAAACACCGAGGATCTTCAAAGAATGCTTGACTGGTTAGGCGGCATTTTATCAACCGATATTCGGTATTATCTTATTATTCATCATCCGATTGTTGGATTAAGAGGAAAAGGACCATGGACTCTTCCTAACAAAAATAGACTTCTAAGTGTCCTAAAAGATAATCTTCCAATTTCAGTCTTTTGCTCTCATCTTCACTTATTTCAGAATGGACTCATTGAGTTTCATAATACAAGTCAACGCGACGAAAGAGGTTCACCTGATTTAGGACTTTCAATCAAGAGAATCCCACAATATATTGTTGGCACAGGAGGTGCTAAATTAGATGATATTCCATCTGCTGGCAATCACTCGATTGTAGAAGATGAAGGTAAATTTATATATTATATAAAGGAAACACAAAAAATAAATGGATATGCTCGTATTATGGAGCCAGGTTTATTTGAATTTGTCCCTCTTAGGCTAAGTGGTGGATATCGAAAGACACGATCTAAGCCGCGTCGCTTCCGCCGAGGAGGCAGGACCAAGAAACAGGGAAAGCGAGCCTGAGAAGACTATCCAGCTCTGTAGCATACTCACGAATCTCCTTCTGGGCCTGTGGATCCAGACGAAGCTTACAAAGACGAGCATACGCATATAGAGACGCAGTCTCAATAAACTCCGTATACATGCCCTGAGGAAGAACTGTGCGAGCGAGTTCAGGAGCCACCTTCAGATGTAGAAGATACGCATACGCCTCCTCCGCCTTCTCGTTCAGCTCCTTGATGACTGTGTAAGCAGTATGAGCATCTGCAACAGGAGTCTCCTTGGACCCCTGCTTCTTGTTCGTATCACGCTCCCTAATCTCATCCTCCTTTGGCAGATACAGCTCCACATCACTGTCGACATAACGACGCGAGATCTCATTACGAGAGAAACCGACCGTGTGACGGAACCACTCCCTCGCTACAAAGATCGGCATCTTCAGTCGAAGACGAATCTGCGGATGAAAGAATGGGCTGATGTGTCCGTGGTTTGCGAGATACTTGATCAGCTTTGCATCTCCCTCCTTGAACTCTAGCGACTCTTTCGCGAATGACACACGAGCGGCATTCACGACAGTTAGATCATTTCCAAAGACCTCCTGAACCTCAATCGAACCCTTATCGAGAACGGTGACCTTTGACATTTCTGCTGTGGTTACGACGAACCTTGCGTTTAATTTTACTTACGCGTTTACGCGTGCCACCCTGCTGTTTACAGTTGTTTGTTCTGACAAAGAGTTCTTTGGGCTTTGCAGCTTCTGCTGCAGCATACGCTGCAAGAGCCGCCTTCGCCATCTCCTGAGACATAAACTGTTGTTGATTTAAAAATGCTTCTCTGTGTGTGTTCATCGCTCGCATCATTGCTGTAAAATTAGCTGTTCCCCTCACATTTCTTACAGGCATGGGTCTCGGATTATTGATTCCTGAACGAGCCTCCGCGAGTGCAGCGGCCTTATTTGCCCGTGTTTGGCCAACTCTAGCCGCTCTTGCATTATTATTATTTTGGAGTTCTATCACATTTGACACCGGGTTATTAAGAAACTTTACACTCCTTTCTACCGCATCTGCATTCATTCTACTATAGAGACTGGAGTTACTGTCTTGATCCCTTTCGGAAAGTTGTAGTCTTGCTTCAGCTTCTCCACCGTCGGCAAATACAGAGAGAGTTCATCCGAATGATACGGAGGTCGCGGAAAGCCATTGAACTCAGATGCTGTTACGCTTGTGTAGGCTCCCATATTCGGAAACCAAAGCCAATCACCTACTTCCAGTTCCTCCATCTCTGCCGCCTGTGCAATCATGTCGAGACTGTCACAGGTGCGACCAAACAGAGTGCCCTTGACCTTCTTTCTCGGAGGATCCTTGTGATATCCAATGGGAACACGCAGCCATGTCGGCTTCTTGTGATCAAACGGAATACACGAGAACTGGCCATACAGACTTTCATCGATCGTATAACGCCATCCATCGCCTGTCAGAGATGGCTTCTTGCCAATGACCTGGACAAAGAGATCAAAGGAGTTTGTGGCGAAGAAACGACCAGGCTCAGCAATGAACTGAGGCCTTAGCTCCTTTGCGAGACCAAAACTACTCTGGGCCATACCACACCGAATTACACGTGCATACTGTTCAAAGAGTGCTTGATCGGCCATGAATCCGCCACCAATATCAATCGTTGTCGCGGGATGTTCATGTGCTTTCATTGTTTTGAGTGAAGACATCGCCAGGTTGATGGCGGCCTTGTATTGATTAGGGTCCTCGCAACCAGATCCTACATGAAAGGAAACGCCCTTCAAAGCAATTCCCTTGTTTTTTGCATATATCGATAAGTCTGTTACCTTCTCAGGTGCAAATCCAAACTTTCGGCTAAAAGGCATGATACTATTTTTGTCCTCAACGAGAAGACGAGCAAACGCTCCACCTGTCCACCCAACAGAGACAAGCTTATCCACCTCCTCAAAGGAGTCAATCACCGTCGTTGGAGATCCTAGAAGCTTGGCCTTCTGAAGATCCCGCAGCGGTTTACATGGATTTGCATAGACAACACTTGTCTGAAATGTTTCATTCCCTCCTAGTTCAGCAACCTCCATCATCTCTCGGCCCGAGGCACAATCAAATCCTGCTCCTAGCTGCGATAGCTGTGATAGAAGAAGACGATCAGGATTGCACTTGACCGCATAGAATGGCCTAATCATTGGTAACTCTCTTCGCCACAATTGCCAAGATGCCTGAACACGACCCGCCGTATACGCATAAAACGCTCCATGTGTCCCCTTAAAGGAACGAACGAGTCTCTGTAGTTTCTCCAGTGTTGCTTAGATAAATAGTGTTTTGAAATAAAGGCTTAAGCCTTTTGACGCATTCAATTTTAGTAAACATGACCATCCACCTTGATGTTGTCGCAGGACTTGCCAACCGTATACGTGCGTTAATTTCTGGAATTTGTATGGCCGAAGACTTGGGGACAAACCTCGTCGTCCACTGGTATCCGTTCAATCGGGCCTGTGCATGCCGTATCGAGTCGATCTTTGATATGCGATTCTTTCCTTCCTTTGTTTCGTTTTCTGATCAGCCTTTGAATGCGGCTCGTGAATGCTTATCAGCTGCCGATATGATCAAGTTTCGAGATCTCTATAGGGCAAAGGGCACTATTGAGATCAAGTCCTATGGTCGGTTTCATACAACGGATCCTAGTCGATGGTTGCGTTATCTTCGTGCCACAAAGCCTTCACCTGAAGTTGCTTGTGAACTAGAGGAAAGACTAGCAGATATTGACTTCTCGAAGGTTATCGGTGTCCATATTCGACGGGGCGACAATGAAAAGGCCATTCAACAAAGTCCTTTTCAGGGTTTCAAACTGTTTCTCGAGTCCACGAATAAACCGTTTCTGCTTGTGACCGACGATGCAGCAATCAAGGATATGCTGACATCTATGTTTTCGGATCGGTGTTTTATTGCTGCAAGAATGCTTTCACGTGAATCTGAAGGCGGTATGAAAGAAGCCGCGATTGACTTCTTTGCCTTGGCTCGGTGCCCTACCATTCTAGGCTCGGCGTGTTCCTCTTTTTCTGAGATTGCTGCTCTATACGGCGACTCTACTTTGACGCTTATGACGTCTAGTTGATTTCCCCCCTTCCCTCGTCCCCCCTTCCCTCGGTATGATCTCAGGATAGGCTTCCCAAATCTCTTGAATAAAGGCTGTATTCAGTATTTCGTTTTTTATAGGACGTTGAACTGTTGGAAGCTGAGAACGAATCTCAAAGAATGCTTTCGCAAAGGGCGACGGATTAGCTGGTAACTTTTTTTGTGTAGTAATTATTTCCATCTCTTTTTTATATGAACCCAGTCAGAATGAATTCACCCCTCGGCATTTCTGATCACAAAGGTCAAAAATCATCCGGACAAGCCATTTTACTACCAAACTCTGTAAAAGAAAGAAGACGCCGATCTTTACTCGTCGAGATTAATAGTCGTGATCGTAATATCAAGTCATCTCCTTCATCTAATAGCTTTCGTTGGAGATTCCAGAGACCCATGAAAGATGTCACAAGTATTCAGATTGTTGGAGGAACTGTCCCGTCTCGCCTCTTTACAGTCAATACAGGCTGGAACTCCTTTACCTTTCTGGAAGGGAGTTTAAGATCAACAGTCATACTTACACCTGGACTCTATACAATGTCGAGTATAGCTACACAGCTCCAAACGCAACTTAACGCAATCAACGGAAAAAACAATACCTATCTTGTTGCTGTTGATCCTGCAACCGATAAGATTACTGTGAGTTTGACAGCTGGATCGACTGCATTTTCCTTTCTATTCGCATCAGGAAATTTTGTAGATTTATATGATTTAAATAATGTTCTTATCATGATTAACTCACCTGCTCGAATTCTTGGCTTTTTGGCAAATGATTATAGTTCTTCAGCTCTCAGTATTACAGCACCAAATGGTGTAGATGTCAGTTTACTTACGAATCGTATCTATTTATATGTAAATAACGACAATTCACAGGATCTAGGAACTATCGAGAGGTCGATAGGAAAACAATCGCCACATGCTGTTTTGTATATGAATACACCGACACTTGACTACAAAACATTTACGACCGAAGTCTTTGAACCACTCTTTCGGTCATCACCTGCTCCCATCGCACGTCTACAAACCTTGGATATCGCCTTGAGAGATGAATTTGATCGCCTTGTTGATCTCAATGGACGTGACTTTACTTTGTTGCTTGAGATTGAGTATTTGGAGTAGACTTGAGCCACTTTACATATGCATGTGTCTTCTCGACGAAATAAGAAGACCCAAGCATTTTGGCTGCAAGAGTATGAAGCTCTTGGTCCTTCTGTGGCAGCGACGCAAGAAACTCCTTACCCTTTTCTGTGACTACGTGATTCGTCTGTTCCATGTTTGCTTGCCTTGAAAGGGGTAAACAAAACAATTTTACTGTATAGGGAATGCTAGACGCATTGACTAAAAAAGGCAAGCCTCTTGCATCTTTTAAAAAAGGTGATACAATTCGTGTGTCAAACAAGATGGTCAAGGGATATTCCTATAAGCTGGAAGAGGAGCCTGGGTCAAACTTTGCTTCCGACTTTCGTCCCTATTGTGATCCTGGTGAAATTCTGGCCATGGGAGCCTTCGAAGGCAAATATCTGAACGATTGTATTACGGAGTTTCCTGCTGAATGGTATCTCAAGGCACTGTCACTCGATAAGCTTCGCCCTGATGGAGCCGATCTCTCTGTCAATTGCTTTGGAGTCAAATCTCGTTTGCCTCTCAGTGAATGGCGTAAATACGGATGGGTGCCTCCTGCTAAAGGTGAACGGCGTCATGTGGATAAAATGGGCCGAGCGATTCTGAGCGATGCCGAGCAAAATCCCGATGAACGCGGCTGGTTTCAATGGTATTGCCGCTATTGGATGGGTCGCAGACTTCCTGAACTCGATGCCGTGCAAATCAAGCGGTGGAAAGCCTTTGTGCGTCATTCAGGGGCTATCAAAGCAAATTGTAAAGCAGGTGATCTAACCTGTAGGCCTACACAGAGACAGGCTCTTTTACACTGGGCACATAATCCTTTTGTTTAAGTAGAAGAGTATGCCCCCGCTGTCTGCGTTTAATGCCGCATATGGCAATAATACAGGAAGAATCTCCTTTCCGCCTAGAATGACACGGAGAAATACTATGAAGCCGAAGCTAACAAGACAAAAGGGATCAAGAAACTTAATGAAAAACTACGGACTAAAAGCATTTGGTTTTTCCAAGAATACAAAGAAGAATAATCAAAATACACGAGGATTCTCAGGCTATAGACAATGGCCGAATAGTTTAGAAGAATTTCGCCCGAAGGCCAGAGCTCAAGCCAATATGGTAATGAATGAACTAACGCAGGAAAAATTCAATGCTATGGATCCGAATGAGAAGGAGGTTATGGAATCAATCTCCAGGTTTTCAGGGCCTTTTAGCACAACCTATGCGAGCCCTTATCAAAGAGGAAACTTCGGCCCCAAAGAGGCAAAGATAATGGCAAACCTTACGGCTCAGTATAATAACCCAGAGGATATGATGGTTGCTGTTGAACAACTGAATTTAAGTAACAACATGAAGAAGAAATTCATGTATAATATCGCCTCCATGTATAGATAATGGTCGCTCCTAGTTTTCAAGGAAGCACGCGTAAATTAGCCTTTGCACCAATGATGATAAGAAGAAATGGTGCAAAGACTACAGTAAACACGACTCGCAGGAATCGTGTAAAGATTCCTGCATCTCCTATTGAAAACAACACGAATAACCTCTTTGATCCTGTTTACAACGGAAACAAAAATCAATATTTAAAGACTCTCAAGAATAGATACAAGAATCGTAATCAACGAATAAGAGTCTTGAATCGTGCTCTCAATATGAATGTCAACACAAAACGTAATCTACGATCACTTCTGTAGGCTATTAAGAATATACCTCGCTAAAGCAAACAGAACTCCTCCCCACAGTGAGTCAGCGACGGCAAAATAGGGACTATACTTCTTTAGAATCGAGAGATTCGTAAAATCATAGACAGCATACACACAAAAGCCTGAAAGAAAGGCCTCTGTGGGTGTCTTGAGTCGTGTCATAAGATAAGCGAGGGCCAGATAAACAACAGGAGCAGGCCACATACGGAATTGTATCGGCGATCCCTGTATCGACTCAACCATGTCTCCTGCAACCCTCGATGTTGCTAGAAGCCACGGTAGATCCAATAAAATAAGGAGAAAGAACGCGTATAGAAACTCCATCTAAAAGAGTCAGGCAAAATCTAGAAAGCTATGAAGTGTGTACTATTTGATTTGGATGGAGTTCTCGTTAATTCAAGAGTTCTTCATTTTGAAACTCTCCGAGATGCTCTCAAGGAAGTTTCGGTGCACATCACATGGGCCGAACATGAAAAAGTTATGGATGGACTTCCGACAAAAAAGAAGTTGGCAATGCTTGTTGAAACGGGGGTCCTTACCACAGAACAGTCTCAGCAAGTCTATTTGAGAAAACAGGAATTGACTCTTTTATCGCTGCCCGGAATCATGAAGCCTCGTGAGAGTCTTATACAGCTTCTCACAACTCTAAAGTCAAAAGGTTTACGTCTTTTCTGTGTTTCCAATGCTATTCGTAAAACGGTTGAGGAATCATTAAAACAGCTGAAGATCTATGATTTCTTTGAGACTTTCTATGGCAATGAGGATGCTGCTGAAGGAAAGCCGTCACCTGCTCTCTATTTGAATGCGATGCAGAATGCTGGAGTTTCTGCAAATGACTGCCTCATTCTCGAGGATAGCCAACATGGACGTGAAGCCGCTCATGCATCAGGTGCTCATGTCCTTGAAGTCGAAGATGCAGAGGATGTTACACTTGAATTGGTGGAGAAGGCTCTTTCTCTGCCTAGCAAGTCTCGATATGCAGATGTAAAGTGTATCAATGTTGTGGTGCCGATGGCAGGTGAAGGATCACGTTTTAAAGTAGCAGGTTACAAGGATCCCAAGCCGTTTATTCCTGTCGGCAAGAAGCCCATGATTCGCTGGGTTCTCGAGAACATGCTTCCCAAGGATACTTCCGTTAAAGTCAAGTTCCATCTCATTATGCGTTCAGATCACCTAACGATGTATCCTGTTCAGAGCCTCTTTGAAGGAATGCCTCCAACTGTGAGCTTTGCTATTCACCTAACGAGAGGTCTTACAGAAGGAGCTGCGTGTTCTGTTTTGATCGCTAAGGATATGATTGACTCGCAGAATCCCCTCGTGATTGTGAACAGTGACCAGTTTCTCGAGTGGAACCCTGACTCCTTCTACAAGTCTCTTTTGAATCCGACCTACGATGGCTGTATCCTCACCTTTTTACAGCCTGACCCGAAGGATGTAAAGTGGTCCTATGCTTCTGTCAACAACGATGGCCTTGTGACGGAAGTCGCCGAGAAGAAATGGATCAGCCCCTTTGCCACGGTAGGATTGTATGGATGGGCTCGCGGCTCAGATTTCGTGTCACAGGCAGAACAGATGATTGCCAAGAATATTCGCACCAACAATGAGTTCTATGTATGTCCTGTGTATAATGAGGCCATTGTTGCAGGCCAGAAAGTGCGTGTGAGCCTCTGTAAGGGCATGTGGGGTCTCGGTGTTCCAGAAGACTTAGAGAAGTTCCGCAGAGACTATTTACATGAGTGAGAATCTAGAGACAATCTATGAAACAATGAATGTAAAAAATAGATGTGTGGCGACAGTCAATAAAGCATTGCTAACAGAACGTTGTTATGCGACCTATGCCCTTGGTAACTGGTCTCTTTTGCCTTCATTTCGTCGACTTATGAAACGAATGAAAGGAATTCTAGGAGACAGTGTTTATTTCTATACACCCGAACCGATAGGCGATCAAGGGCAACTCCACCTGACTCTGCTACAGCACCATTCATTTAAGACAGCAGCCTCTGTAGCACCTGATCTTGTTGAACGTGTAGCCTTGTCTATCAAGAATCTCCTCGAAATTAATCCGAGAGCTTATTCAATTCAGTATCGTGGTCTTGTCTGGACTTCTTCGGGCCTCGCTCTCTGTGGATATCCTGAAGATCCCAGAGATTATGCCAATCTTTTACAGTTACGTAAATCTATTGAAGTTTCACTTGCTGTCGAAGGTCTGCCATATAATATTCCCTATGATAATGACATCATTCACAGCACCCTGTTTCGTTGGAAGAAAATGCCGTCGAGAGAGATACTCGAACGCCTGGAGGCCGAGAGGTTTCGTTGGTCAGAGTGTGTCTTTGGAAACATTCATGTCAATTCATGGATTATCGGGCGAGGCTCATGGAGACAGTGTTCACATGAACGTGATGACTATTACAAGGTGCCTCTATACAGTTTTATCGCCCATCGTGGTAATCTTAGAGGGCCTTTGCACGCAGAAGAAAATGCCCCTGATGTGCTAGATCGGCGTGATGAAGAAGGCATTGCTGTTGAATGTGATGTTTGGTATAGAGCAGGACAACTCTGGTTAGGCCACGATATGCCTCAGTATAAGATTACTCTGGGCTGGTTGGCTGCATCACCTCGACGACTGATTCATGCAAAGGATGGCACGACCTTCGAGTATCTCTTGGCAGAGAATGGAAAACGAGCACTTGGACTCCATATCTTTTATCATACAAATGAAGACTACGCCTTGACCAATAAGGGTATCGTGATTGACCACCCAAATGCACCTATTCTCGAAGGAAGTCTATGTATGATGCCTGAAATGACAAATCCTCCTTATTGTCCAATGGAACGCGAGAAACTCTTTTTCTTATGTTCTGATAGAAAGGATGGATATTCCTCCCATTTTGGTCATTAACCTAGAAGAACGTAAAGATCGTTGGGTTGCAATACAAAATGCCTTTCAGGGCTGGCGTGTTCCTCTTGAACGCGTGGAGGCTGTTCGCATGAAGCCTGGCTGGAAAGGCTGCACATTATCCCATAAGAAATGTATTCAGATTGCCAAGGATCGCAAGTATCCGTGGGTTCTCATTTTGGAGGATGACTGTGTGCCTGAGCCCGACTGCTACCAGCGTTTCAAGGAATTGCTACCGAGTTTGTGGGCTAGAAGGAGCGAATGGGACATCTTTAATGGTGGCATTTCGTTTTTGTGGGAGGCTCGTGTTATTCAAGAGAAGCCACCACTGCTTAAAGTCTCAGGATGGGCCACACAGTTCATTCTTGTCCATGAGGGCTCCTATGATCATATACTAGAGGCACTCAATGAGGATGTGAAGGTGGATGTCTATTACACAGATCATGAACGCACCTATTGCACAGTTCCTCATTTGTCAAAGCAGGCTCCTGGTGTCAGTGATATTGAAAACAAGGAGACTGATTATATAAATAACTTCGAGAGATCTGAAGAGACTTTGTTTGTGAAGCTATTCTTGTATAAATGGGACTTTATACCTAAATCTGTGGCTGGACTTCTATTGGTCGGAGCTGCAGCGGGTCTTGTGATGCGTTTTCTTGGTAAATCGCGATTCAGACGTTAGATAAAGCTCAATGGATACCGTTCGTGTAGAGGGATTTTCAAGTTCTCTACGAGGTCGGAAACTCTGGATTCAAGGCGACGAGGCACTGCTCCCGAATCGTCTTCATGTGTTGGAACAGGAACTTCTGGGCAGAGGCAGAAGTTTGTTGATTGTCGCGGATGGACGTAAACTGCCTCGGTGGACGTCAAAGGTCGATTGGGATTCTATCTATCGACTGAAAGATACTCAGGATCTACGGCTTGCTCTTACATATGTGAGTAATGCCGCTCGTCCATTGCGTGTTGTGTGGCTCGGCGAGGAACCATCACACCAGGTTCTTCAGAGACTCTCAGTTCACGATGTTACTCTAATCGGATTTGGCCAAGGAGCACCGAAAGGAGAATGGGATACAATCTTCTTTCCGAGTTCTTATGATGCCAATCGGATTGAGGAAAGCCTCCTGTCTCGTATGGGATCTCTTCGATTGGCCGCTCTGAATCTAAAATCTGTTGTGCCCGAGCTGAAGGCTGTTCGGGCTGGACTTGTCTGGTCCTCCATTGAAGAATCAGAAAAGTCTGGTGCTGTCTACTGGTATGATGTTGCTGAAGGTGAGGGTGCCAAAGCGGCCTTTAATCCTATAGAGGCTGCTGAAACACTTCGCGACTTGGCAGAACGTATATGTTCTGCTAAATAGTATGAGTGTAGCTCTCTTTTCATCTATTGCCCCACGCATAATCATTCCTGGATTCTTCATGGGAGGAAAGATTTCTACCATGACAGATCCTGGTGAGATCTTTCAGACAATTGCATTTAGTGCTTTCTTTGTCACGGCGGTCATAACCTTGTTTCAGGGAAAGATACCGTGGCTTTCTATCATTCCTAGTATCGCCGCCGTTTCCTATTGGTATATGATGAAAGACTCAGCAAATCGGGATTTCTATCGTTACAGTGATTGGGTTTTGACTACACCGCTGATGTTAGTAGGTATTCTCACAGCTACAAAGGCTCCTATTGAGATATTGATTGGATCTGTTGTCTGTGATTTGTTAATGATCGGCTCAGGATACAAGGGTGTTCAGGAAAAAGATGCAAATGCGAAATTTGCCTGGTTTATGGCGGGAATGGTCTTCTTCCTGCCTATTTTGTGGATTCTTCTTCAGCAGAAGACATATAAGACTGCCGTCTATTTAACACTGGCCCTATGGTCTCTGTATCCAATTGTGTATTATGCCGAGGAGGTGAAGGCTATTGATACAACTACGACGATCGTATCCTATTCGATAATGGATATGATCGCGAAGATTGGTTTAGTGAATTTATTACATGTATAATTCTTTACTTCTTAAAGAGCTTGAGTCCTAAGCTATAGCTAAGACCAGTCGTTGTTCAAGTTACTTCTTGAACAACTTGAATGTGCCCTTCTTGGCGACATAGCCAGCCTTACGCAGCTGCTTGAGAGCCTTCTTGCCCGCCGCGTGCTTCTTCTTGCTGACGATGCGGCCCTTGCGAGTCTTCATCAGGTCAGTCTTCTTCAGGCCGCCGGACGTGTGCTTGGCCGTGCCGTGCCAAACCTGAGCCTTTGTGCCAACCGCAGGCATCTTACCACCCTCCATATTCTTGCGAGTGACGTTGTTATTGGACATTCTATATTTGGGTCTAAGATTTTAAACCATCGCAATCCTGGGAACCTTTCCGTCCCGTATAGCCTCAATAAACTCAGCCATCTTCTTCGGATCGTAGATTCCTGCAAAATGAACCAGGAAATCACCAGGCTCCCACAATGGCTCATTCGGAAGACCCTGGATATACGCATTGAAACGCTTGTGTTCCCTCGTAACCTCTACATGATCTCTGTCCTCGGGTCCATTACCCAACAGCTTCAGAATTCCTGCATTCTCCCACCAGATATGATAAATACAATCCGTCTGATCATACACACGACGCCAGAAATCTCGGGTCCATGCCGTATTTCTCATGATAATGTTTCCTGCATTTACGTGTCCACAAGAATCAAAGGTCATCAATAAGTCCTTCGTTTCAGGAAGCAACGGTAGAATATGATCCTCGATTTTCAGCTGGGGATTTGTAATGTAAACATCCGCGTCACTCAGCCATACAATGGAGCCTTCAGGCACCGTTTTGAGATGATGAAGAAGAAAGGGGACCTTTGACCAAGAAATCGGCCTCTCGCGATCCCAGAATGTCTCTGAACCCTGGATATATGTATATCCATGTTTCTCAGCATAGAGTTTCTTCGATTCAAATGCCTTCGTGAGTGCCTTACAATAATCAGCACCAATACCGAGAGTTAGAATATATACACCAGTGTTCTGGGGACGCTTCATCATATACCTATAGTCTTCTCTCCTGAATCCTTTGGGCCTTGAATTGTCTCCTGAATGCAAATCATAGGGCTCATAGTAACACGGATTTGTTGGCTTCTCTTTCAAGAATTCAACAGCCGAATCTACATTCATTTTATAGACTGCTGGTTTTTTGGGGCCCTCAACTTCAACATCAAGAGGAATACGAAGAATGTTTCGAAGCCACTCTGAGTTATCGGCGTATCCAAAGATCCTCTTTGACCACTCAATGTCTTCACCTTGACTCCAACTTCTATTTAAGTCAAGAGGGTTCTGAAGTAAAAACTCCTTCTTAACAACAAAAAAGTTACCAGGAACATATTTGCCCCTCGGATCACTATACTCATAAGGATGTAAGACATTTCCATAAATAGGATCATTGGGAAGGCCCATCCAATCCATTGATCTGTTTCCATTTTGTTCCAACATTCTGCACATGGCGACATCCCAGTCAGAACCAAACCGAACAAATCCTTGGTAAAATCCAGGCTTCAGACGAATATAATCATGCAAAAGGACCAGAATAGGATTCTTTGCTAATTCTGCAATGATCATCTTTTTCATCGTAATCCACATGGGCTTTCTATTCTCATCAAACGCAATGACACTCGTATTCTTTCGACTTCCTGAAAATGCACCCACTACAAGGATTTCGTAGTTTGGAATCTGTTCTGCTTCAATACTATCAATTATTTTATGAAGAAATTCATCATTTCCTGATGTTATAATACCAAATGTGATATCCATGCATAGTATTGGAGGCATTCTTTAAACAGAATCTAAAATAACATTATGTCAGGGGCAAAAATTGAAACAAGGCCCTTTGAAAGGGTTAGCATACAAAAGCAATGGCCACTTACACATACAAGAGGGACGAGAATGGGCACTTGATGTGCAGCTATGATAAGTGCAGTTTCAAGCCGAAGGCAACTCCTGCACATCCTTATGGAAATCCCTCCACAATGCATTATCATATCAAGACCAAACACACAGGAGAGTTTGCTCATGTGTGTTCTGTCTGTAAGCATGGCTTTCTCCATGCAATGACACTGCAGACTCATATGGCTGCTCGTCATCCAGAAGTCAGGCAACAGAACGCGGTTGAAGTCTATAAGTGCCCCTTGGATAACTGTGATTTTGAGAGCCTGACAAAGGCAAATCGACGAATCCATTTCCTGCGAAAGCATTGTCATGATCAGGTTGTCCAGTATCAGGGTGAGACTGTAGTTGAAGGAAAGAAGGCGATTCAGTGTGGTTGCTGCAATGAGACCTTTAAGAGTGGAACAGCCTTTCATTATCATATCGGCTCGTGTATGATTTCGAAGGGTCTAGAAGTTCATTCTATGCTAGAGTTGGTCTGTTAGTTTTCATCAACAACATTGGCCTGTAGAACGAGAGAATACATATGGTAGCCGAGAGCTGCGAAGCTGATCAGTGCAAGAATCTCGTATGCAGGTCGGGGAGTCTCTTTTTGCTTGTAGCCAATATAAATGAGAACAGGGCCGATGATAGCAACATGAATCAAGTTGACCCAGAGGTAGGAAGAATTCGTGAAATAGCGTGTGAATGCCTTATAAGACTGATAGATGATGAGGACAATGCCGAGACCAAAGAGTGCCTGATAGACTTGTGGGTGTGTGTTGGCCCTTGAAAGAGCAACATAGAGGAAAAAGGGCACAACGGCAAAGATATGGAAAAGACTTAGAATGGCGTGAGGATTCATTTCTAGTTGTAGTGTAGAAATGGCGGACACGGCAGAACAGAGACGAAAAAAAATTATAGAAAATGCAAAAAAACGGGGTAAGGGAGTTCAAAGCGATCCTACATTTCCTTTTGAATTACCATCTATATTGTCTAATGGACCCTTACCTCAAAAAGGTATTACAAAATCTCAAGGCCCTTCTTTTGCTGCTACTCTTCCTAAAAGAAATAATAGAACTTTCACACAAAAAATAGGTAATAGACTGTTTGGTAAAGCTGCTGTTGCTGCTGCTCCTGCTGCTCCTGCCCCTGCTGCTGCTCCTGTTAATGCCCTTACTGAAAGATTTAATAAAGTCAAAGAGAGTATTATTTCAACTTATGAAAAAACAGTCGTTCAAAAACCAAAGGATAAAGAATTTATACTTGAACTCTATGAAAATTTAAAAAAAACAATAGTAAATATAAATTCTATAAGGGAAGAGTTAAAAGTAGCTAAAGGAGTTGAATTAGAAATAAAAAAAAGGAAACTAGAAAGAGAATATAATAGTTTAGAAAGTAATAGTTTATCATTATTAAGTTCAATCAGAAATATTAACACAATCATTGAAGCCAGTAACTCACTCCAAAAACCATTTTTAGAAAAGGGAAATGTAATATTTACTCTCAGATTGCCTATTTATATGCAAAATATAAATGATCTTGCAAAATATATAAATGAACGTATTAAAGAAATTGGAAAGAATGAAAAGATTTTAAGTGAACTATCTGAAAAAGTAAAAACTCTTGATTTAACTGATAATAGTAATGAGATCCTTAAAGGAATGACCGAAGCATTCAACTTATTCGGCGATAATATTCCTTTTATTGAAAAACTACAAGAAATAAGAAAAATTAGAAATAAAATGTATCGTATGAATTCTGATTTAGAATTAGCAGGTTTAGACTATTCCTATGATAAATCTATAAACCATGATTCTACCACTATTCAAGAACATAAGAATAAAATAATAAAGGTTTTGAAAGCGAAGCATAATGATAATGATATAAAACTATAT